AACTTCTTCTCCGGCCAGAACATCGAGTCCGTGGCTATGCAAGGCCGCAGCCCGGAAGAGCGCTTCAACGCCTCCACCACGGAAGCGGCCAAGATGCTGGGCAAGGTGTTGCCGCTGTCGCCGATCCAGATTGAGCACCTTGCCCGAGGCTACTTCGGCACCGCACCGCTGGCGCTCATGTCGGTGGCGTCTGGGTTCATGCGTGAGGAAAGCAAGGGCGATGCGCCTGATCGCCGGCTGTCTGAGACCCCCATACTGGGTACCGTGTTCCAGAAGAAGTACGGCGGGGCCGACTCCGACACGATGTACGCGTTCGCCAAGGAAGCCACCCAGCGCGCTGCGTCTCTAAAAGAGATTCAGAAGTCGGGCACCCCCGAGGAGTACCGGGAGTATCTGGCTAGCCACCGCACCGAGATCGCCTTGGCCCCGATGGCCCGCAACTTTGAGACGCTCATGGGGCGCATCCGCACGCAGGAAGATGTGGTGCGCAAGCGCAAGGACTTGAGCGGGGAAGAAAAGCGGGCGCGCCTCGACCAGCTCGACAAGGTTAAACAGGACTTGGCAGACAAGTTCAACGCGGCAGTGCGGCGGGTCGAAGCGAAGGCTTCCTAAAGAACCAGACGCCAGCAACGCCGTCCTTGACCCCGGCTGTGGCATGCGCATCCAGTATGCGCATGCTGATCGCCCTACTCAGGCCGTGCTGGCGCATCTTTTCAAAGTCGAGGCAGGGGACGAAAAACCCCTGCCCCTTCTTAAGCCGCTTCCAAGGAAGGCGCAAGCGGGAGTATTGCATCCACATCCTCCAAGCGTCGGCGCACCTTCATCGCGTTCACACGCATGGGCGGGGCCTTGGTCTTGGCAGTCATGTCTTTGCGCATGAACTCGACAGTGATGTTGGGCGTTGCAGCCAGCTTCTTGCAGAACGAGGCATAGCCGAAACTGTGCGCGGCACAGTGGGCCTTGATCATCTGCTCCTCAATAAAGAAGTCGCAGTAACCCGGCGTAACGTCGTGCTCCACCCGGCCAGCAATCGATGAGCGGGTAATACTCTCGTCGGCCTCCCGGCCAGCACCGAACTCTGCCATCAGGGAATGATTCGAGGCGTGGCGACGGATCACCAGCAGCTTACCGAAGTGCTCGCTGATGAAGTTGTTCAGGACGTTCTCGGCGGTGCGGACATTGGAGCGCATGGACTTGCGCATGAACGCCACCACTTCCTTGTAAGCCTCGATGATCTGCTTGAGCGGCAGGTCGATCACGCCCAGATACTTCTGGCTCCACATCACCCCAGCAGCCACGGCGCAGCCGATGCCGGCCATCCAGAAGCGCTCGTCGTTGGTGGCGTTGAACACCTTGTACATCCGCTGCACGGTCTCGTTGGTCAGCTCCGGCAGCGTGTGCTCGTTCTCAACCATGTAGTCCGCCATCATGAAGCCGACTGTGCCGTAGTTGTGATGCAGGCTCTTGATGATCTCCACCTCTTCCGGAGTCCAAGAAAGCTGGTCCTCGATGATGTACTCCAGCAGTCGGCGCAGCTCACCCTCAGACGAATGCTTTCGTACACCAGTCAGCCAGTCCACGCCGTGCGTGTTGGAAGACAGCATCGCGATGGTGAACCACGTCGAGAGGTTCAGGCGTTCTTTGTTCGCGCCAGATTCCATCCGCTCCTTGCCCTTACCTTCCGACATATCCAGCAAGAAGCCGGGGAACCACTCAAAGTCCTTGCGGTTGTTGTTCGTGATCTCGTCGGAGATCATGGGGTGGCAGTGCAGCAGACCCAGCCGTTGCTGCATCGCAACAGGAGATGTGCCCTTACCCGTGCGGTAGCGGGTGGGGTGCCCCCAGACCGAGGCCGCCAACTCCAGCGCCAGCGACTTGCCAGTGCCCGACTCGGTAGAAGCGCAATGCACAGTCATGCCAGCCAGCCCGGTGTAGCGCATCAGCGGAGCGCCCGCACCCAGCAGCATGATGGACAGGTGCCGATACATCTTCTTCTCGATCAGCATACTGATGACGTTGCGCCAGCCATCCAGCGTCCCCTTGGATTGCGTGCAGGCCACAAGGTTCTCCAACCCGGGCATCGGCACCTTGACTGGGGGTTTACCCTTACTGAATATACGTCCAGCAAATACGTAGCTCTTGTCGGCCTGCCAGCCGAAGCTGTCGGGAACTGTGAGAGCGCGCTTCTCTATCGCCGCCTGCTCGACGCAAGCCCGAACGTAGTCGAACAGATTCTTGTCGTTGCCCGAGCCAAAGCTCGCCATGATGTTCTGCTGGGCCAGCGCCTTGACCGTCTCGTCCTTGGAAACTATCGCCTTCGATGGCACCATCACATCCACCGCCCCCTCGGGACGTAGCGCCATCATGTGGACGGTGTGGTCGCCGTGGGTGTTAAGGATGTCCACCACGAACAGTTCGTAGGGCAGCATCATGACGTGCTTCTTGGTCTTGGAGCCGTCGGCCATCTCGATCTCGCGCTCGTGGTACACGCCGCCCTTTTCTCCGTAGGCGTAGCCCTTGGGCGGAACCGGACGCTTAATCGGTGCTGGCTCAGCGACTTCGCTGACCGCCTCGAACTCCGCCAGAATCTCTTTCTCTTCTGTGTTGACGTTGACCTCGCGGCCCAGCGCCAGCGGATTGGTGATCTTGCCCCAGTGCGAACACTTGGTGCACAGGCCGGGGTTCTCGGAGTCGAACTTGATGCAGGGGTACGGGCCTTTGATCTCGCGCAGCTTTTGCTGCATGCGCTCGTCGGTGTAGGGATGCAGCTTGCTGATCCAGACAACTGCTTTCTCGCTGTCCTCACACTTTTGCGCGATGCTCAGCCAGCCACGCCACAGCGGCTCCATGCCGTCGTCTTCTGCGTGTTCAATGTAGTGCTCAAGCTGCGCGCAGCCCGACCCGGTCTGGGTCGCCCTGACTATGTTTTTGAAACGCGTGAGGCTGTTTTCAAAGAGTTTGACACTGGTCGCGGAAGGAGCGAGAGAGGGGCGGGTGCCGGGGAGAGGCAGCACGTTGTTCGGTGCCGTGGCTGCGGGAGTACCTGCGGCCTGAAGCTGACCCCGGATGGCGGCGCTGATGATCTCGAAGTCGAACAGCACGCCCTCCTCCAGTATCCGCACGGGGCGCGGCTCAGGGTAGGCTGGCTTGAAGTTAAGCGTGTCGGGGCAGCGCAGAACCCGGGCGGCATCAGCCGTCACCGTCATGTCGATCTTCAGCCCTTCCTGTTTGCACAGGCGCTTGAAGTTCTCGGCCACGGGCTTCCACGAGGTGATGTCCTGCGTCTCAGTCAGGGGCCAGTAGATGTGATACCCACCGCCCGAGTCGATGACGTAAGGCTTGCCCAGCTCGTGCAGCCCAGTCTTTTGCATGAAGGTGTCGAACGCCTCCATGCCGGCTTCCTTGGTGCCGTAGGTCTTGGGGCCGTCCTCGTTGCAGTCGATGTCCACGAACAGCGACTTGATGTGCCGTGCGTTCTCAGCAACGCGGGAACCCGCCTTCTCAAAAGTCGCCAGCGCAAAGTAGGTGTTGCGCTCGGCTGCAACCCATGCGTCTACGTGTTGTTGAAGGTCGTCATGTGTCTCCTCAAACTTGTGCTCTTTTCGTTTTGTGGTCAGCTCGACCGCGCAATACAACCCGTTACCGGGTGGCGGCAGAACCACCGCGAAGAACTCTTGCGGTGTCATTCGGTGTTCCGGTGAGGTTTAGTAAGCGTCGTCCTTGGCTTCTTCGGCGTCGATCTTTTCATGCAATCGCACAAGCAGTTCCGCCACCCACGCAGAAGGCACAGGCTTTCCCAGCATCATGTACACATGACGCGCAAGTTCTTCGTCGGTCAGGGTGTGAGGTTGTATTCCCGGCATATCGTTCTCCACGCGGCGTCCGCGTTATTAGATGTTTGTAGGATTTTGAGAAGGAACTCAGCGCGGTCTCTGTAACCCACGAACACCTCGGTGCCCGTGAACCAGTTGTAGACCGTCTGCCGCGTCACTCCCAGAGCTTTGGCGATTTTGGTGACGGGGAAGTCATGATAGACCGCCCAGCGCCCAAGCTGGTTACCCAGCGACTTGGGCGTCTTCGCCACCGCATCAATAATTTTTTGTGAGTAAGGCATTGTGTTTAGGGCGGGGAGTAGCGTGGCTCAAATACCGGAGGAAACGCTTTCGTGTGCATGTATGTGTATGACTAACGAGGTATCAAAACCACCCCGGCACACGCAAAACAACCGCTCCTGCTACTCCCCGAAACCTTTTTACTCGTCGTCCCAATCGGCGACGATGTCAGCGAGCTTGCCCTTCTTGGCGGGCACAGCATCGGCTTTAGGCGCGGGCTTGCGAACTTCCGGCTCCTCGTCCTCGCTGACGGCAGGGGCGGCTTTCTTCTTGGGCTTGGGCGCTTCTTCCTCTTCCGCATCCGGGCGCTTGCCCTCGATCATCAGGGGGGCCGGCTTGGTCACGCCATCAGCCATAGCCGGGGTCATCAGCACAGCACGCTGGGCTTCCACGCCGGTGGCTTTGTCTTTGACCGTCTCATACTCGTCGGGCGTCAGCCAGCGCTGGGGCGCAAACACAAGCTTGGGGGATTCCGCAGTCGTGTCGAACTTCATGCGGGTCACCACCATGTCGAGGTTGACCGGGGGAGTCTGCGTTGCCGCCCACCGTGCGTATGCTTGCAGCGGCAGCTTGTCGCCCTCACCTTTGCCGAAGATGGACGTGGCAGGCAGCGTGACTTGCAGCACGTCGCCTTCGGGGTTGTTCGCCAGCACCACAGCCAGACGCTGTTGATAGCGGCAAGCGCGGGAGTTACCGTTGCCAGACCCTGCGATGTTCTGCGGGCACTTGGCGCAGGTCGATGCCTGCGGGTCTTTGATGGACTTGTCCGGGGTATCCCCGTCGTTGCTCCAGCAGTCAGGCGCGGCACCCGGTGCGTCCTTGTCGTACTTGCCGGCGTAGAAGATGCGCGAGACTTTCGGAGCCGCCTTCACGACGATCACATCAAGGTGACGGTCTTCGATGTTAGCGATCTCTTTGCCGCCAGCGACCAGACGGAACACGCCACCCTTGATGGAGACGCGCTTCACGCCCGGACCAGAGGACGGGCCGCCAGCCAGAGCCAGCGTGGTTTCGGACAGTTCTGCGTTGGCTACGAACGCGGGTACTTTTGCGGAATTGAAAAGAGTAATGTTGCTCATGATTTACTTCAGTTGGTTGGTTTGCGTACCGAGATGTCGTACTCCGAAGTGGAGTTCAACCCGGGCGGTACGAGTCCCGGATTCTCTTCGAGAAATTGGTTCATGTTGGTCTGCGCGATGCGCTTCTCCAGCAAGTCCACGGCGTCATGCTCGACCACGAACTTCTTGAAGGAGTCCCAGTCTTGCGTGTTGTAGCGGGTCTTGACGGAGAGCACCACGGTGCCCTGCGCTGTGCGAACTGACGTGACGCCCATCGTCTTCATCATGTCCTTCATCGCGTTCTTGATCTCTTCCTGCTGCGCTTTCAGAGTCTCGACCTTGCCGTCGTACTCCTGTGTCAGCGTCGTGATCTCCGTGCGAATCTTGCGGTAAATCTTCGCGAGGCGATCCAGTGGGATCGTCTCGCTCTCTGTTTCGGTCATTTGCTTCTCCGTTTTATTTGTCTAGGGTTGGACAGTTTACATGGTTTTGATCGTCGTGCAACTCCTTTATTCACTGATCTCGCTGTTGAACATGTCGGTCAGTAAGGAATGTTCGTTCACCTTCTGACTGAGCGCTTTAAACAGGCGCTTCTCCACCGGGCTAGACTGGATGTGCACCACGGTGACCTTGTCGCTGGTCTGGCCCTTGCGGTCTGCACGAGCGCAGCACTGGGTGTATTGCTCCACCGACATCAGCGGGCCGTAGAACACCACGGTGTCAGCAGCGGTTAGGGTAATCCCGTGTGCCGAGGCTTGGGGCTGCATCACCAGCACACGCGGCTCAGGCTCGGTCTGGAAGCGGTGGATGATCTGAGCACGTTTGGATGCAGTTACGCCGCCGTGAATCTGTTCGTTTGCAATACCTTTCTTGGTGAGGTACGTGCTAATCGTTTCGATCACACTCAGGTACAGCGCGAAGATGATGACCTTGCGGTTGGTCTCCTCCAGCACTTCCTCCAGCACCGACAAGCGAGGCGCGGAATCAAACTCCACCACCTCTCGGTCGTCCGTGTATGCTGCACCGCAAGAAATCTGGAGCAGCTTGTTCATCGCAGCGGCGGCATTGACCGCCGTGATGGTCTCCCCTGCCGCCTGCACGATCATCTGGGTCTTGAGCGTGTTGTAGTACTTGGCCTGCTGGGGCGTCATCTCCACCTCGCGGGTCATGGTGACCACGGGTGGCAAGTCCAGACACTCAGCCTTGGTGAAGCGAATCGCCGGCTGCAGCGCATTGAACACGTCGTCCTTGGCCGTCACCTTGGGTGCCCACTTGTACATGGTGATCTTGTTCATCACCTTGTCGCGCCACGCCGTAAAGAATTTCGGCACGCCATCCGGGTTCACCAGCTTGGCGAGGCCATACGCATCCGTGGGAGACTGCGAGGCCGGGGTACCGGTCATCATCCACAGGTAGGTCTGCGGGGTCAGGATGGAGTTCAGTGCCTTCCAGCGCCGGGTGGTGTTGGTCTTGTAGGCGTTGGCCTCATCGACGATCACCAGATCAAACCTACCATCGGCCTTGACCTCGTCGGCGATCAGGCCCAGCCCCTCGTAGTTGGTGATGACGATCTCGTAATCCTGCTGGATCATCAGATCGGAAGAGCACA